TTGTTCTAATGCAATTACTAAAGGAAAAGCGTATATTAGTTCAAATAGTTAATTTTTTAGGAGAATTTTATGGCGACGAATAAAAATGAAGAACCAGTAGTGGTATTGGACGATAAAGAATTTAAAGTAAGTGATTTATCAGAACAACAACAATACATACACTCGCATGTTATAGATCTTAGAAACCAAAGAGCAAGACTGCAATATCAACTTGACCAGGTAAACGCTGGTCTCAATGTTTTTGAAACCTCATTGCTGAACTCTGTTAAAGAGCAAGCTGAGGAAGTGTTATCAGATGATGAATCTGAGGGAGAAAAATAATTATGAGCATTTTAGCAAACATAGTAGGCGTGGTAACAGCCATCGTAACGGCGGCCAGTCTAATAGCCGCATCTACCAAGACACCAAAAGATGACGTGTGGATCGGTAAGTTGTATAAATTAATAGATTTATTGGCTTTAAATGTAGGCAACGCCAAACAAAAACCTGGAGAGTAAGATGAAATTTTTTAGTAATCTATGGGACAAAGTTACTGGCACTGAAAAAGTAAAAGTAAGAGCTAGAAACAAAAAAGGTCGTTATGTGGCAGATGATAAATCTACACCAGATGTCAACGAGGCTTATACAACCAAAAGAGTAAAGAAAAAGAAAACATAATGGCAACCGTCAAAGACGCAATCAAAGCCATTGAATCACATGAAAGAGAGTGCAAGATTCTCTACAAAAGTATTGATAGGCGTCTTGAGGAAGGCTCAAAGCGATTTGATAAATTAGAAAATATGATTTGGGCCGTTTATCCATTTATTGTCGGAGCAATAGTTATCGCGGAGTTTATCTAAATGGACTCAGCTGTACAATTAATTAACGAGGTTGGATTCCCAATAGCAGCAGCTATTGGTCTTGGTCTATTTATTTGGAAACTTATCAACAAAATCATTGACGGCATGGAAACCAAAGTAGATGTCTTGGATGAAAAAGTATCAGCACAAATATCAGAAATAGAACAAAGATTAGGCCAAAAGCTTGATTCTCAGCACGGTATCTTGGTTGCACTTATCGACAGAGTTAGATCCGTAGACAATGAGATCATTAGACAAGACACTTTGTTAAAGACTATACTTGGAGTACCCCAACTTATGCATACAGATAGGTTGGCAAAGGCAAATAGAGATGACCAAAGAAAAGATTAAGCTACCACTACATTACAAAATAATTGTTGTTTGGGCTGTAGTTTTGTTTATAGGTATTTTAGCTACAAATATAAAAGCAGACGAAATTAAATTTAATTTTAAATCACCATCTTTCAGTGGTATTGGCACCTCAGCACATTATCTTACGATTGAGCAACAAGAGTTTTCAAGACGTGAGCAACTTAAGGCAGATCTGAAAGCTCTGGAAGAACAAAGAAAGAGAGATGAGGAAAACTCAGTAATTTCTAGATTCACCAAAAATCTTGAATCACGCATCTTTGCACAAATCAGCAGACAGATCGTAGAGCAGTTATTTGGTGAGAATCCAGAGACGACAGGATCTTTTACTTTATTTGATAACATAATCAGTTGGTCCAGCGACGGGACTTACATAACCCTAACTATTTTTAATACTTTAGATGGCACGACTACTGAAATTATTGTACCAATCGGCGACTTTGGTTTTGGTAATTAGTTGCACTTCGCACGCTAAATTAATATCACCATGTCTCACTAATCCAGAAGGAGATTACAAAGATCTTGTCTCCATCGTTGGTAAAGCTCAATGTTTTTCCAAAGATGCTTTTATTAATTTACCGATAACGGAAGAAATACTTAACATACCCAAACCCAAAGATCAGCCTATAGTTGCAGTGTATAAGTTTGGCGACTTCACTGGACAAAGAAAATCAGTAGACGGCTATGCTAATTTCAGCACAGCTATGACGCAAGCACCTGAGACTTATTTAATAAGAGCTTTAAAACAATCTGGTTTTTTTCGTGTGGTCGAGCGCGTAAATATAGATCACATCACTCGTGAGCGCCAGATAATTAGATCTACTCGTGAGAAGTTTGAAGATGAAACAGAACAACTACCGTTACTATTTGCTGGCCTTATTATCGAAGGCGGTATAGTGGATTACAACACGAATCTACGCACAGGAGGTGCGGGTGCCAGAACGCTCGGAATCGGCAGATCTAAGCAATACCGAGAGGATACTGTTTTGGTTTCAATCAGAGTTGTCTCCGTTAGCACTGGCGAGATCTTATTAGAAAACTTAACGACTAGGACTATTTTATCAGTTGGTATTTCTAGCGATGTATTTAGGTTTACCAATAACTCTACTGAGTTAATAGAGTTTGAAACGGGAAATGCTATGAATGAAAGTAAGTCCATCGCTTTGCAATCAGCTATAGAAATTGGTATCGTAGATATTGTAAAACAAGGGCGCGAACGAAATTTTTGGGAATATTATGATGAATAAACTCTTGTTTTTTTTATTGTTTAGCACAACTGTTTTTGCAGACAACGAAATCTTTGTAGATCAAACTGGGAACTCAGCTACTATAGATCTAGAACAGCTTGGCTCTTCAAACCTTATTGGCGGGACCAGTGCCACTACAACTTCGATGACTGCAATGGATCTCGATGGAGTGTCAATGACACTTGACATCAATCAAATAGGATCTTCAAACGTCTTTAGATCTGACGCAATCGATGGCGATAATTTTACTGGTTTTTTTGAGTTTGATGGCGATAGCAATGTTTGGGACTTGTTAATGAACTCTACAGGCTTAATTACAGCTGATTATGTTGACCTGAATATTGATGTTACAGGATCTAGTAATGAGGCAGATATTAAAATAGCAGAAAACGCTGACTCCTCTTACCTCAATCTAGATTGGATTATTACTGGTGACTCTAACGTGTTTGATTTTGATATAGATTATGAAAACGCAGTCAACTATATGGATATAAATGGCAGTACTAACACAATAAATTTTACAGCTAGCGGATACTCTGGTACTACAGCATCTGATTCTGGTTATTTCAATCTAGATCTTGATGGCAGCAATAATACGCTAGACATCACACAATCTTCAACTTTAGCTCGTGATTGGTTATCCATCTCAACTAATTCTTCAAATTCTAATATTTGCGTCGTTCAAAATGATGGTGGCACCACCACTTCATGCTGATGCGATAGGAGATATTACTGAATTAAAAGGATACGGCAGAGTTGTAAGAGACGAGACTTTTGCTGCTGAGTTAGATTTTGACATTAACTCGTTAGATAATGTCGAAACTTCTGCTGGCCGCATAGCCATTACATTTCTTGATGAATCTACTGTAAAACTTACAGAGCATAGCAATCTTCTTATAGACGAATATGTCTTTAATAGTAACCCCGATAAATCTAAAATGGCTTTACAGTTTGCTAGTGGCACAATACGGTTTATCAGTGGTAACGCAAATAAACTAAATAAGAAAAACATCACGCTGTCTACGCCTACTTCACAAATTTTTGTCCAAGGTACTGATTTTGTGTGTTCCGTAGATCTTTTGGGCAAGGCACTCGTAATTTTACTCCCGGATGAATTTGGTAACGCTAGTGGTGAAATCCTAGTACAAACCGCAGCTGGGCAAACTTTACTGAATCAGCCTTATCAGGCAACTACCACTTCGATGTATGAGAAAGCACCAACCAAACCAATAACTTTAGACATAGATCTTAATTTTATTGACAACATGCTTATTGTCTCGCCACCTAAAGAAGAAGTGATTAATGAGGAACAACAACAAAATGAACAATCTGATTACTTAGATTTCTATGATTTAGAAATAGATGCTTTGGCAGAGGACTTTTTGGAAGAGGAGGAGGATATGTCTTTTTCGGAGCTCGATATAGATTATTTAGCAACTGATTTCTTTGAAAACCTATTAGATGTGTTAGACGGTCTTGGTATTGAAGAGGAAGAAGATCAACTAACAAACTTTTCCAACGGCGTTCAGTTAGTAGGCACGAAGTTCGGACAAGACCTAGAAACGCAGATTACGACCATTATTCAAGGCAATCAAGTAAAGCTGATGCGTATGGTCAATCAGAACGCGCAAGTTTTAGTCAATGGCGACGATTCCTACACGGTTATCTTTATACAAGATGGCGTAACAAAAACAGTACAAATCAATGGTGCATCTTCATCAGTTATAACCATTAAACAAAGTTCTGGATGAAAAAGACAATATTCACAGTATTTATAATACTATTGTTGCCGTTATTGTTTCAGTCTTATCCTTTACAAATTCTAAAACTACAAACCTTTGATATGTTTGTTAAAGAATATGAGCCTAGTGGTAACTTTGCTATTCTCAATATTACACAAGAAGATATTTTTAAATCTGGTGGTTGGCCTTTTCCAAGACAGGAGCTTGCTCAAATACATGTAGATCTGCTTAATGCAGGTGCTATGGGAGTTGGTTGGGTAATCTCATTCCCACAGCCTGATCGTTTTGGCGGTGATGCTGTATTTTTAGAGGCATTAAATTATAGTCCTAGTGTCTTAGCAATGTTTGAGTACGACAACGGTTTTTATCCGCCAACTAGCGGTACTGTTTTACTTGGTGAAAATATAAGTGGTATCATGGCAAAGGGAGTTGTCTCGAACAGCCACGATTACCTCCAAATCCCCCAAGGTCTGTCATCAGCTCCCACTGAAGTTGATAATCTTGTAAGACGGTTACCATTGTTAATGCAAACACCAGATGGTTTTGTCTCTTCGTATGGTACAGAAGTCTTAAAGGTCTTAGCTGGCGCCGATACTTACATCATTAAAGGCGATGAAAATGGCATGCAACAAATAACTGTGCAAGGGTTACCACCAGTCGACGTTGACCGCTTGGGCAGAAAATGGATAAGTTGGGTAAAAACCCCAGAAACCACATTAGATGAAATGAACGTCGATGGTAAGTTTGTTTTTGTCTCTGTAGATGCTCCAGGCGTGTATCCTCAAGTTGCAACTCCTGTCGGTTTGCTTGGTCCACACAAAGTTCAAGCAGCTTTAGCTGAGTCAATTTTGATCCAAGATTCTCCAAAAATACCAGATTGGGCACTCGCAGCCGAAATTTTGATTTTCGCAATTTTTGTGCTCACAGTTTCGCTTGTATGCGCATATCTTAGCATGACCAAGGCGTTAGCCTTCGGCGTCATTTTCATGGCCATGACAGGCTTCTTAGGCGTTTTTAGCATAAAAAATGGCATTTTACTGGACTTTTCATGGACTTTAGTGTCAGAATTTGTTGTTGGCAGCGTTATTTTCTATTTACGCTTCAGAAAAGAGTATTTATTACGCCAACAGATCAAAAAACAATTTGAACATTATTTAGATCCGCGACAAGTTAAACAACTTCAAGACAATCCAGACTTGTTAAAACTAGGTGGCGAGAAAAAATATTGCAGTTATCTTTTCACCGATTTGCGCGGCTTCACTTCGTTAAGCGAAAAATTATCACCAGAGGAAGTTACAGATATTATGAACAAAACTTTGACTGTCCAGGTAAACGCAGTTCAAAAATTAGGTGGCATGACAGACAAATTCATCGGCGATGCAGGCATGTTCATTTTTGGAGCGCCCTTAGATTGTGAAGATCACGAAACCAAAGTGGTACAAGCTGCAATAGATATACAAAAAGGCATAGCCGAACTAAACGAAACATTATCTACTCCGGTTGCAGTAGGCGTAGGCTGTCAGTCTGGATATGCAGTTATAGCTAATATGGGATCAGATACTCGGTTTGATTATTCTGCTATTGGAGATCCTGTCAACACAGCTGCAAGGCTAGAGTCGGCAACCAAAGAAGTTGGTGTAGATATCTTAATTGGCGATCAAACTGCAAAAAATTGTAAAATTGTATTAAAATTACTAAAACCTATAAATGTTAAAGGTAAAAAAGATAAATTAACAATATGGACAGTCGATGAGTAAAATATTATTTGGGGTTGTAGGCGTATTGATTATGTTGTGTAGTTTTTTGTATTGGCAAAATAATAAATTATCTACACTGAATGACGCTTACGCTGTAAGGGATAGTGAGCAAAAAGCGACAATTGAAAATTTACAAAATGATTTTACATTGCAAACAAACAGTTTGTTGGAGCTTCAGTCTAAGAACCAAGAAATTGAAGCAGAGATGTCAAGATACCTTGACATTTTTAAAAGACATAACTTGTCCAAATTAGCAATAGCTAAACCCGGACTTATTGAAACAAGGGTAAACAATGGAACTAAAGATGTATTTGATAGCATTGAAAAAGATACTGCTAGTATCGACGATCTTGATAACGGCTTGCAGTTGCAGCCTAATACCGACTAAAAAAGTAGAGGTAATTAGTAAGCCAATAGAGCGCAAGATTGTGCAACCAATTCTTCCAAGAGCGGTAGCTTTACAAGAACCCTATTGGTATGTCGTATCGGAAAAGAATATTGATGAATTTCTGGAGCGCGTTGAAAAGGAACATGGCTCAGTAGTCTTTGTGGCTATGTCTGTACCTGACTACGAATTGATGGCATATAATATGCAAGAGCTTAAAAGATATATTAAAGAGCTTAAAGAAGTAGTTATTTATTACAGAAAAGTAACAACAAACGAAGGAGAGGAGAATGAGTAAATCACCAGAGGCTTTTGTATATAAGTGCAAACTTCGATCTGTTACCGACGGGGACACAATTCGTCTAGAAACTATAGATCTTGGTTTTTCGGTACAATTACATAATAAAGCAGTACGAATAGCCAAAATTGACACTCCGGAATCCCGGATCAACATTAAAAGATATCCTGAACGCACTAAAGAAAAGGAGCTTGGCTTATTAGCAAAAGCAAAATTGAAAGAGTGGTTGGTTGGTGATATAACATTAAGATCTTATGGAACAGATAAATATGGAAGAGTTTTAGGCGATGTATTCTGCGATCAAGGCAATGTTGCAGACTTGCTTAAAAAAGAAAACCTTGCAGTCGACTACGACGGCGGGAAGAAAACAAAAGTATGGGGAGAATAACATGCAAATTTCAGAAGAAGGCAAACAATTAATTAAAAAGTTTGAAGGCTGTGAGCTAGAAGCCTATAAATGTGCCGCAGGAAAATGGACAATTGGCTATGGTCGAACTAAACAGGTAAAAGAAGGCGACGTTTGTACACAAGAACAGGCAGATCAATGGCTTTCTGAAGAGTTGCCTGTGTATGGTGCTTATGTCAGCGATGCTGTGTTAGTGCCGATTAATCAGAACGAGTTTGATGCATTAGTAGCATGGACATATAACCTAGGTCCTTCAAATCTTAATAGCAGCACTATGTTAAAAGTTTTAAATGACAATAAAAAAGATGAGGTGCCACATCAAATGCGTAAATGGAACAAAGCCAGAGTAAACGGTGAAAAGGTTGTTTTACCAGGCTTAGAGCGTAGGAGACTGGCTGAATCTTTGTTATTTGAAGGCAAGGAATGGCACGAAGTATAACAGTATGTAATACTACAGCTAGGCGTAAAAAGCTTAGAGCTGAGTTGCAAAAAATATCGTCGCTACCTTGTTTCTCAGCTCGATTATGAGCGACGTTTCTTTCAAAGACTTTGATATTTTATCTGAACAAGATAAAGCTGAGGCTGTAGCCTTATTACAAAGGTATGACCAATTAGAGAAGCAAGACGGTTGTCAAAGCGATTTTATTAGTTTTATTAAGCACATGTGGCCAGAGTTTATTGAAGGCAGACACCACAAAATAATAGCTGATAAATTCAACAAGATTGCCGACGGTAAACTGAAAAGGTTAATTGTTTGTTTGCCACCTCGACACTCTAAGTCAGAGTTTGCATCAACCTTTTTTCCTGCTTGGATGATGGGCAGAAGAGGTAACTTAAAAATAATACAAACCACTCACACGGCTGAACTTGCAGTTAGGTTTGGTAGAAAGGTAAGAAACATTATTGATAGCACCGAATATCAACACATTTTTCCTGAGCTTAAATTGCAGGCAGATAACAAATCAGCTGGGCGTTGGACAAGTAACCAAGAGGGTGAGTTCTTTGCTGCTGGTGTCGGCGGAGCTATTACAGGTCGTGGTGCGGATCTATTAATTATTGACGATCCACACTCCGAACAGGACGCGCTTTCACCCAAAGCTTTAGAATCAGCTTACGAATGGTACACATCTGGACCACGACAGCGTTTACAACCAGGCGGAATCATAGTGATAGTAATGACTAGATGGAGTACTAAAGATTTGGTTGGCAAAGTGCTTAACAAACAAGGCGACGAAAACGCCGATCAATGGGAAGTAGTTGAGTTTCCAGCAATCATGCCAGATTCAGAGAAGCCATTATGGCCTGAGTTTTGGAAAAAAGAGGAATTATTAGGAGTCAAAGCATCGCTGCCTATATCTAAATGGAATAGTCAATGGATGCAAAACCCCACAGCTGAGGAAGGATCTATTGTTAAAAGAGAGTGGTGGAATCGTTGGGAGGATGATGATGTGCCACCGTACAGCTACGTCATACAAAGCTATGATACTGCGTTCTCAAAAAAAGAAACAGCTGACTACTCAGCCATAACTACATGGGCGATCTTTAATCGTGGTGATGAAAATAATGACGAGATTATATTGCTTGATGCAAAAAGAGTGAGATGTGACTTTCCAGAGTTAAAAAAACTAGCTTTAGAGGAGTATAGATATTGGGAACCAGATTGTGTACTCATTGAGGCAAAAGCCTCTGGTACTCCGCTAACACATGAATTAAGACGCATGGGAATACCAGTTACTTCATATACACCAAGCCGAGGACAGGACAAGGTAGCGCGTATGAATAGTGTTGCACCAATATTTGAATCTGGCATGGTATGGGCGCCAGAGGATGATTTTGCTGAGGAAGTTATTGAAGAAATGGCATCCTTCCCATTTGGTGATTATGACGACTATTGCGATAGTGCTACAATGGCTTTAATGAGATTTAGGCAAGGTGGTTTTATATCTTTATATGAAGATTACCAAGATGAGGTGAAATTATTAAGGAAGAACAGGACAGTTTATTATTAAAAACCTACGCAACTAGGTTTTTGTGGGATGGCACAGAATACGTTGGGCCATTAATCCATGCACCCAGCCTTGAGTCAGCAAAACTAATAGCAGAATACCATGGTCTTTTGCTTGATGGTGAATTAGAGGCTATTATAGGCACTGAAATAGATTTTACTGAAAATCTGCAAGACAAGGTAATACATTAATATGGCTATAGACAAACTAGGCACCAACAATGATCCAGATGTAAAAGTGCAAGGATCAGCAGTTAATATCGTGCCCGACACTACACGCGACGAAGAAATACAAGCAGCAGCACAAATTCTAGTAGATGATGAGCAAGTTCTTTTAGATCAAGAGATGCAAGCACAAAGCCAGCCACAAATGAGCTTTGATGCTAATTTAGTAGATTTTGTTGATACTAATACTTTAGAAAAAATATCAAACGATTTGCTTGACGCTATCGCCACAGATAAAGAATCTAGAGCTGAATGGGAGAAAACCTATACCGACGGTCTGAAATACCTCGGTATGAAATTTGACGAGACAAGATCACAACCCTTTGAGGGATCATCAGGTGTGGTGCACCCAATCTTAGCAGAAGCAGTTACACAGTTTCAGGCTCAAGCCTACAAAGAAATGTTGCCAGCTAAAGGACCTGTAAAAACTGAAATAGTTGGCGCTCGTACTATTGAGACAGAAAGCCAAGCGGAACGTGTTCAAGAGTTTATGAATTATTACATTATGAACGAAATGGACGAGTATGATCCTGAGCTAGATCAAATGTTATTTTATTTACCGCTTGCTGGCTCTTGTTTTAAAAAAGTATATTTTGATTTTGTACTAAATAGAGCGGTTGCAAAATTTGTTGCACCCGAGGATTTAATTGTACCCTATGAGGCTGCTGATATAAGTTCGGCTGAACGCATTACGCACTCCATAAGCATGTCTGCGAATGAAATCAAAAAACAACAAGTATCTGGTTTTTACGCTAATGCGGATATAGGATCAGGCTCTTATAGCGAAGATCTGGACGAGATTGCAGAAGCTATAGATGATATACAAGGCATATCACCATCTTACAAAGAAAATAGGAATCGCACGGTTTATGAAGTACACACTGTCCTTGACATAGAAGGCTTTGAGGACTTAGATCAACAAGGTGTGCCTACAGGTCTTAAATTACCATACATAGTAACGATTGAGGAAGATTCGCAAAAAATACTCTCAATTCGCAGAAACTATAGAGAAAACGATGTTCTTAAAAACAAAATTAATTATTTTGTCCAATATAAGTTTTTACCCGGACTAGGCTTTTATGGTCTAGGCTTATCGCACATGATTGGTGGTTTATCAAAAGCTTCCACATCTATTCTTAGACAGCTTATTGATGCAGGCACGTTAGCTAATTTACCAGCTGGATTTAAAGCTAGAGGCATGCGTATTAGAGATGAGGATGATCCGCTACAACCGGGTGAGTTTAGAGATATTGACACTACAGGTGGATCTTTACGAGAAAACCTTATACCTTTACCAATAAAAGAACCTAGCAATGTTCTTATGCAATTACTTGGTATTTTGGTTGACTCAGGCAAAAGATTTGCAGCTATAGCAGACATGAACGTAGGTGACATGAACCAAGCCATGCCAGTCGGGACAACTGTTGCTTTGCTCGAGCGTGGTACAAAAGTTATGAGTGCAATTCACAAAAGACTACATTACGCACAAAGAATTGAGTTTGGATTATTAGCAAAAGTATTTAGTGAATACTTACCTCCTGTTTATAATTATCAAGTTGGCAGTGGGCCGCAAGAAGTAAAGCAAATGGACTTTGATGACAGAGTCGACATAATACCTGTTTCAAATCCTAACATTTTTTCACAAAGTCAGAGAGTAACACTGGCACAAGAGCTGTTACAAATGGTGCAATCTAATCCAGAAATACATGGTCCGACAGGTATATATGAGGCTTACCGCAGAATGTACGCAGCGCTAGGTGTTGATAATGTAGATGCATTATTACAACCACCAGCAGATAACACACCAAAACCGATTGATGCAGGACAAGAAAATGCAGGTCTGTTGTTAGGTCAACCAGCGCAGGCGTTTGCAGAACAGAATCATCAAGCACACTTGGAAGCACACAAAAGTCTTTTCTTAACAGATATTGTTAAAAAAAGTCCACAAGTGCAAGCATTAATCATTTCTCATTGTATGCAACATCTACAATTCATGGCCATGCAAATGGCACAAGAGCAAATGCCACCTGAAATGCAACAACAAATACAGCAAATACAAGCAAACATGCAACAAGTGTCACCACAAGAAGCACAACAGATACAACAACAAATACAGATGGTTATTGAGCAGTTTAGCTCACAAATCATGGCGCAACTAGCAAACGAGTTTCTGCAATCAATTGGCATGGGCGGTAGCGATGATCCATTGGTTGATATCAGAAAGCGTGAATTAGACTTACGCGATAAAGAACTTGACATGGAATCAGATCAATTTGTTGCAAAACAAAGCCAAAGACAGCAAGAAAAAATTATGGATAGCGAATTGCAACAACAACGAATAAATGTACAAAAACAAATAGCTGATGATAAACTTGGAGTGGCAGTAGACAGATTAAAACAAAATGCAGATCTTAAACTGCTTGAATTACAAAATAAATTGAGAGGAATAAGATGACCACATCATATAAAAAAGAAGCGGTAGCAAAACTCAAAGCTGAAAAAAAAGTTTTACGAGAGCAGGAGGCAGCTGCAAATAAAGCAAAATTAGAAGCTGATGCCAAAGCTCATCAAGAAAACATGGATAGGCTGGCAAAAAAATTAGCAAGATTATCTGGTGAAGCTGTTGTTGAGGACAAGCCAGTAAAGAAAAAAGCTGTAAAAAAGCCAGCTAAAAAAGCTGTTAAAAAAAGCGCTGCAAAGAAAAAATCTAAGGCAAAAAAATAAATAATGGACGAAATTCAATTAATCGACAAGATTAAACGCGCCATATCATCTAGAGAAGAGCAAATACAAGAAACACTTATGTCTGGTGGCTTAAAAGATATTGAACATTATAAATATTTGCAAGGAGAGCTTTCTGCTTTATACTATATTGCAAACGCAATAAGTGATTTAGGAAAAGATATATGACAGCTGAGGCAAAGCAAGAGATAAAACAAAACAAAAAAGTTGCTGAGGCATATATTGATCTAAGCGATAGAGTTTTAGATCCTGAAAAATTAGATGCGTCATTATTAGAGAGGATGCCACAACCAACAGGTTGGCGGATGTTGGTCTTGCCGTATGCTGGTAAAGCTAAAACCGAAGGTGGCATCGTATTAACAAAACAAACAACAGATCGTGAGGCACTAGCAACCGTTGTAGCTTATGTGGTTAAAAAAGGACCATTATGCTATAACGATAAGTCTAGGTATGGAGAAACGCCCTGGTGCGAAGAAAAGCAGTGGGTTTTAATCGGACGCTACTCTGGTTCGAGATTTAAACTTGAGGATGGTGCAGAGGTACGAATCATCAATGATGATGAAGTAATAGCCACAATTCTTGATCCAGATGATATAGTGAGCTTATGACGATAGAAGAACAAAATCAAATTCAACCAGAGGTTGATGAAATAGAGGTAGAGGTTACTGATGGTGAGCAACAAGAAGCAGCAAGTCCCTCTAGCGACGACGAGTTAGAAAATTATACAAAAAAAGTTTCTAAACGAATTAACAAAGTAAATGAAAAAAGACGAGCAGCTGAGGAAAAAGCTGCAAAGCTTGAACAAGAATTAGCACAAAAAGATCAGCAGGTGCAACAATATTACAATGCAGCTGTGACGTACCAACAAAATTTGTTGGCAAAAGAAGCAGAAACTGTGCAAATAAAAGAAAGGGAAGCAGAGCAACTTTACAAGAAAGCACATGAGTCTGGTGATGCAGAATTAATTTCAAAAGCTGATAGTCTTAAAAACGAGGTTTCAATACAAAAAGAGAAAGTGCGCATAGCTCAACAAAGGCAAGATCAAACAAACGCACAATATCAACAACCATATACTCAGCAACAAGTACAACCAACACAAGCACAAACAGAAACTGTGCAACCAACACAAGAAGCCTTAGAGTGGGCATCAAAAAATAGTTGGTACGGTGTAGATGCTGAGGCAACACAATATGCGCAATACACACACATGAATCTAGTGAATGAAGGTTTTGAACCTGATTCTGATGAGTATTATGAAACACTAAATGAAAGAGTTTATAAAGTTTATCCTGGTTTACAATCAGGTAATGCTGAACAAAGTGAGGAGCGGCCCGCTGTGCAAAGAGTCGCCTCAGCCTCCGTAGGAGGTCGGCAAAAAACACAAGGCAAAAAGAACGGTGTGCAATTCAGTAAAACAGAAGTTGCCAGACTCCGTGGACTAAAACCTCATGGCATGTCAGAAGAGGCATGGTTGAAGTCCGTTGCTAAAGAAAAACAACGCATACAGTCTAGGGAGGCAAAATGACAACTGAAAATAAAGATGAGATGACACACTCCAGAAATTCCCGTGAATCCGAGAATCACGCTAATAACACTCGTAGACAACCATGGAGACCAGTAAGAAAACTTGAAACTCCAGCTCCACCAGAAGGATACGAATATCGTTGGATAAGAGAATCCATGATGGGACAGCAGGACGTTGCTAATGTAAGTAGAAGACTTAGAGAAGGATGGGAACTCGTAAGAGGCACAGACTTACCTACTGAATTTGCTTTACCTGTAGCAGATGAAAATTCAAGACATGCTGGTTTAGTTTATAGTGAAGGTCTTTTATTAGCGAAAATACCTGTCGAAACCAAGAATGAGCGTAATGCTTATTACGAGGAACAAACTGCTAGAAAAAAAGATGCATTAGACAATACTATGTTTAGTGAATCGAAAAAAGATGGCAGATATGTCAAGTATGATAGCGATAGAAAGACTAATGTTACTTTTGGGAAAAAGTAATAATCATATTTAGGAGAATATTCTATGGCTAATAATAATAGCGCATTTGGATGTAAACCTGTTCGTATGATGGGCGGAGCACCTTATTCTGGAGGTCAATCTAGATATAGGATTGCTAGTGGAGCAACGACACCAATATTCCAAGGAGACTTGGTTACTCAGCTTACTGCTGGTGTAATTGGTAGACATGCAGCCAGTGGCACTGTTCCAATTGTCGGTGTTTTTAACGGTGTAAGATACACCGATCCAAGCACAAGCGAACCAGTGTTTAAAAATCATTATCCAGGTAGCATTGCTGCTTCGGATATTGTTGCTTTCGTCATTGATGATCCTAATGTTGTTTTTGAAGTACAAGCTGATGCTGCTTTTCCAGAGGCAGACTTGTTCGGAAATTTCGACATTGTTGACGGATCACCAGTTGGCGATACTTCGTCTGGGATATCTAATACAGAACTTGATGTTGGTACAGGAGCTACTACAGCTACTTTACCGCTTAAAGCGTTAGATATATCTCAGGATCCTGATAACGACGATGTTTCATCGGCTAACACCAATGTTCTTTGTGTGATTCAAAATCACATAATGGGACAGAAAGGTGCTGGTTTAGCTTAAGGAGATAAATTATGGCTATATCAAGAGCACAACTAGCGAAAGAACTAGAGCCTGGGCTTAACGCACTTTTTGGGATGTCCTATGATTCTTACGAGAACGAGTATGAAGATATTTTCGCAATCGAAGATTCAAACAGAGCATTTGAAGAAGAAGTATTAATTACAGGATTCGGTTCTGCACCTCTTAAATCTGAGGGACAAGGCGTACAATTTGACAACGCATCAGAAAGTTATACAGCTCGTTATACACACGACACAGTGAGTTTAGCGTTTGCTTTAACAGAAGAAGCAGTTGAAGATAATTTGTATGATTCACTCGGTAAGAGATATGTAAAAGCATTAGCAAAATCAATGGCTAACACTAAGGAAGTCAAAGGTGCTGATGTTCTTAACAATGCTTTCTCATCTAGCTTCACAGGCGGTGATGGTAAATCTTTAATTGCAACAGATCACCCACTTGCGGGCGGTGGTTCAGCTGCAAACAGAGCAACAACCATGGCTGACCTCAATGAAGCATCATTGGAAGATAATCTTATTGATATATCAACCTTTACAGATGACAAGGGATTAATTATTTCTGTACAAGCGGACAAACTTATTGTCCCACCACAATTAGTATTTGTGGCTGACAGAATACTTAATTCTCAAGGCAGATCTGGAACAGCTGACAATGATCTTAACTCGATTAGAAATACAGGTGTTGTACCTGGTGGCTATTCAGTTAATCATTATCTAACTGATCCGGACGCATACTTTATCCTTACTTCTGTGACAGCAGCAGGCGAAGGTCTTAAAATGTTCCAAAGATCTCCAATGGAGACTTCTATGGAACCAGACTTTTCTACTGGCAACATCAGATATAAGGCTAGAGAAAGATATTCATTTGGTTTCTCTGATTGGAGAGGAGTCTTTGGATCTCAAGGTGCATAGTTTGAAGTAGTAATACACTTTTTACCTCAGTATTACATTGAAGGGCCTTAATTGGCCCTTTTTTAATGCCAAAAATAAGTTATGTTAATTTGTGTAAATAGTTGCATATTTGTGTACATTTGCTAATATATCTATGTGAGTAAATTAATTTGTAATCAAAAGGAGGGACTAATGATAGAGAATATAATTTACAATAAAGACTCAGCTGACAACGCGGTTGTCGTTGATGATTACCCTTGGGGATACAAACTTAGGACCAAGAGAAAGTATTGGATTGAGACAACTAAGAGAGGTGACAGACTTTGTTACCAAACTCTTAATCCAAAAACTGACAAGTGGTGCGCTGTTAAGAAAAGCACTTATGCTGGCATTAAAGTTCTTTACGAGAATGAAGATGGTCATATAAAAACTCTATCTTTAAAGCCAGAGTGGGACAGCAAAGAATGGCTTGCAGAGTTTCTAGAGCTTGTAGACGAAACTAAGTTGACTGATGCTCAAAGAGCAAAGATTTGTGAAACCAAGACAATCCATCATTGTCAAAAACTTGTGAAGGTTGAGTGTGAAATCAATCCTCAAAGAACTCCAGAGGAGCAAGCAAAGCATGATGCGGAGCAAGAAGAAATTAAAGAAAAACTAAACGACTATGCTAACCATATCTATGATAAGTGTTTGGTTAAAAACGGGATAGCATGACAGAGATAACAAAAATATTTGTTGACATGGACGGAGTCTTAGCTGACTTCGTCCGTGGTGTTGAAAGCTCCAAGTATCTTAACGGACCTTTTAATAGACAGGCGGCTTATGACGATCAAAAACTTAAGTTTACTAATGCTGGTTTATTCCGAGATCTACCACCTATGAAAGATATGCAGGCTTTGGTTAATTATTGCAAGAACTGTGGTATTGATTGGGAGATTTTATCTTGCTCTGGCATGATAAATAGAAACAAAGCAACCAAGGATAAAATTCGTTGGATCAGAAAATATGTACATCCAAGCGTCATCATTACATGCACGCTTAAAGGCAAAGACAAAGCTGTGTTTGCTAGACCAGGACATGTGTTGATTGACGATAAACAAAGCAATATTAAGGCGTGGCAAGACGCAGGTGGCTATGGCATCTTACATATTGACGCTAAAACCACGATAGATCATCTAAATAAGCTTAACGGCGCTAATCCATACAGCTAGTTTTAAGTTGCGTAAATAACAGCCAAAGAGTATTATCAATACTGTAGAAATGAATGTTGCAGGCATGGTGCTTGCAATGGCTAATTTTAAAGGAGGCTGTTTATGACTACACATTTTACCTCTGGCGTAACAAACGTCAGCGCAAGCGGTTCGGGCGGACACGTTAAACAACCAAGCAGACACAAGTATCACGAATACTTTAATGACTTTGATGTTTATACAGCTGCTGACTGGACTATAACAACAACAGAAGACGGCTCAGGCTCTGCGGCTGAGGCATTAGTCGATGGCGACGGTGGACTTTTACAAGTAACCAATGCAGCTGGAGACAATGACCATGACTTCTTTCAACTTAAAAAAGAAGGTTTTAAATATGAAGCAGGAAAACAATTAGGTTTCTATTTCAGATTTAAGGCTAGTGATGCTACACAATCTGATGTAGTAGCTGGGTTGCAAGTAACTGACACTACACCGTTAGATGTATCTGATGGCGTTTTCTTTTTAAAAGCAGATGGCGCAGCTACAATTGACTTTGTGGTTGAAAAAGACGGCACGCAATCTACTCTAACTTTGCCTAATTCATTGGCAGATGACACATTTATGACTGTTGGTTTTTTATATAATCCAAAAGATCAGAAGTTTCATGTCTATCAAAATAATGTTTTAGCAGGCACAGTTGTTAGCACAAACGCTCCAGATGATGAAGAACTAAACGTAAGTTTTGGTATTCAAAATGGTGAAGCAGCTGCTAAAGTTTTAACTGTTGACTATGTACATGCTTTAAAAGAGCGTACAGCTAATACAGAACTTTAAGGAGTAAATAATGGCTGATACAGTAACCTCACAAACCATACAAGATGGTGAGAGGCTTGCCATACTTAAATTTACAAATGAATCTGATGGTACAGGCGAAGCTTCTGTCAAAAAAGTTGATGTTTCAGCTTTAAAAGCAAATGGCAGAGGTCTCGCATGTACTGGTGTATCTATAAGCAGAATACATTGGTTTTGCAGAGGTATGGGCGTTGACATAGAGTTTGACGCTAGTACCAATGTCTTGGCGGTACCATTGCCAGCTGATAGTAGCGGTGATGAATACTTTGACCAATTCACAGGCATACCAAACAATGCAGGTTCAGGTGTAACTGGAGATATTGATTTTACTACGGTTGGTCACTCCAATGGCGATGCATACTCTATCATTTTGATATTAAGTAAAAATTACGGTTAATGGCTGTAAAAAAACCTAAAAGGCGCGCGAAGGCAATTCGCCGCACTGTGGGTAAAGGTGGAAATTACCGCTCTACTAAAAGTGGAGCGGGAATGACCAAAAAGGGAGTTGCTGCATATCGAAAGAAAAATCCTGGTTCTAAGCTCAAAACTGCTGTTACTGGCAAGGTAAAAAAAGGCAGTAAAGCTGCAAAAAGACGTAAGTCTTATTGTGCTAGATCTCTAGGACAACTCAAGCGAAGTTCAGCTAAAACAAGAAACAACCCAAATTCAAGAATAAGACAAGCAAGACGCAGGTGGAAATGTTAAATGATAAAAAAAAGAAACCAAAAAAAGAAAGTAAACAAAGTTATTAAAGGCTTAAAAAAGGCAAGTGCCTTACATGCTAAACAAGCTAAAACATTAGGATCTTTAAAATTTAAGAAAGGCGGTGGTGCTAAGAAAAAATCAGGCGCACCTAGCAATGTTAGTAATCCAAGTCTCTACGCAAGAGTCAAAGCAGAAGCTAAACGAAAGTTTGACGTGTATCCTTCGGCCTACGCAAATGCTTGGTTAGTGAGAACTTACAAAAAACGTGGCGGTAAATATAAGGGAGCTAAAAAAGCTGTTGGTGGTGAGGTTGCTAATAAAAACCTTAAACCAATACCAGCGCAAAACAAAGGCTTGCCTAAACTTCCAAGAAAAGTTAGAAATAAAATGGGTTATATGCGTAATGGCGGAGCTGTTGCTATGGTGCAAGGCAGAGGTTGTGGCGCCATGATGGATTCAAAACGTAAGAAAACTAGAGTGCCTAGAAGTTAAGTGAAGAAAAAAAGAGATCCAAAAAAAGGAACAGGCAAAAAACCAAAAGGATCTGGTAGGCGTTTATATACAGATGAGAACCCAAAAGACACTGTTCGTATTAAGTTCGCAACCATGAAAGACGCAAACGCAACGGTTAATAAAGTTAAGCGCATAAAAAAACCGTTTGCTAGAAAAATACAAATCTTAACCGTAGGCGAACAAAGAGCTAAGGTTATGGGCAAAACAGGTATAGCTAATGTTTTTAAACGCGGCAAAGAAGCTATTAGAAGGACAAGGAAAAAGTAATGTCATTAAAAGAGTGGTTTGGTAAAGGTCCTAAAGGGGATTGGGTTGACATAGGTGCGCCTAAGAAAAAAGGTAAATTCCAAAAATGTGGCCGCGCAAAAGCAAAAGGATCTAAGCGCAAGTATCCAAAATGTGTGCCAAGATCAAAAGCTAGCAGAATGAGTAAATCACAAATTAGATCTGCGGTCACAAGAAAAAGAGCTAAGAAACAAGGTGTAGGCGGAAAACCAACTAATGTGAAAACTTTTGTCGCAAAAGGTGGTATGATAAATAAAAATTCAAGCATGGGATTGTTTGGAAGGAGATAAAAATGAAAGGAACTAAGTACAGAGCTGGCGGTGGCGGTATGAAAGGAACCAAATACAGAGCCGGAGGCGGCGGTATGAAGGGCACTAAGTACAGAGCTGGCGGTGGCGGTATGAAAGGCACTAAAGGTTTTGCAAAAGGTGGTGCTGCATTAAGAAGTGAAATGCAAGCTAATCCTGGCGTCGGTAATATGCCAAAATCTGTAATGTCTGCTCTTATGGGCGGTGGCACCAGAGCACAAGGTCAAGCAGCTGTGTTAAAAGGCACAAAAGGCATGGCTAAAGGTGGTGCAATGAAAGGTGCTAAATACAGAGCTGGTGGCGGTGCTATGAAGGGCACTAAATACAGAGCAAAAGGCGGAAAAAGGTAAAACTTTTTAATTAAATAAGGTGGCGTATTTAATATCAAATATCCCGCAGTTCAAATGCTGGGTAAGAAAAGAGTTTACAACCAATCATCAACATGGTCATGGTGAGTATTTACATGCCTTGGCATTTGCAGTCAACACAATCCCAGACAGATCTTTGTCCTTTCAAGTAGTATTTACTGGCTGTGAAACCGATTTTGAAGGCTATCCTGATGAAAATGTGCATGGTGGAGCCATGTGGGCACGGATGCCGATACAAGCGCTTGTAGGCGATATACCATTACAAGAATGGCCTAAGCCAATGGAAGATCACTTAGCGCAACCTTGGGACTGTTTAAGTCATCATCATAGCGTGGTCACACTCGACAGAGTAAGTTCAAGTCCTTGGTTTTGTAAAATAGGTGGTGAATTTTACATGGGCAAATACATGTTTACTGTGGATTATACTGACCACTCCATTGCAGATGATCCAGCACAACACAAACAAAGTCATGTTTTATACCTAACCGACGCGGGTGAATACACTGGTAATTTTGTAGCTTTACCTAACAACCGAGTCCGAGCAACTAATCCTGCTCTGTGGCGCACTGGTGAGGGAGCTCCAGATTTTGCACCATCACAGTGGGTACACTCAGCTGAGGCACATGAAAGTTATACAGATCCAGCTATAACATTTGACAATTTATATG